GACAGTCGTGATGTAAAGGGTGCGGAAACACATGTGTCGGATGATGGCAAACGTAAAGACCTGATGCAGAGTGGTAATGAGTTAGTTATCGCGGATGAGTTTTACGCTTTCATTGTCAAAGAAGACGGAGACTATGAACCCGTGCTTATCTCTATGAAAAGTTCCCAACGAAAGGTGGCTAAGAGATGGCGTACTCTGATCAGTATGAATAAGGCTCGTAATCCAAAGACGAACCAACTTCAGAGTGTAGCTATCTACAGCACACTATGGAAACTGACCAGTGTTACAGAAGCAAATAAAAATAATGATAAATACTCTAACTTTGCTGTCCAAAAGATCGGACCCATAACCGCAGACAAGCAAGACTTGTATCATGCAGCAAAGCAGTTTCGTGAGAGCATAATTGCAGGCGAAGTAAAAGCAGTTCAGGAAGAAGATGTTTCATCTTCTAAAACAACTGATGAGAATCAAAGCGGATCACCCCTAGATAAGGACGATGAAGTCCCGTTCTAGTCGCTTTGTAGGGGTGGTATCTCCTATTACCACCCCTTTTTTTAATCTCATTAGGAACCTAGCATGTCAGCAGCAAAAAGAATGCTTGCCGCTTTTGAAGGTTCAAAGGCAGCGCACGGCACAACTAAAGTCGGAAGAATAGGTCGTAACGGTAAAGCAGAGGCAGATAGCCGGATTGTACGACAACCTCTTACCGAAGAATTAATGCAAGGTCACATTGATGGAAAGTTAGGTATCGGGGCGATCCCGATCAATGCGGATAATAAATGCAAATGGGGAGCATTGGATATAGATGAATACGATCTGGATCATAATGCACTTCAAACAAAGATAAGAAAACTAGAGCTTCCGTTATTACATTGCAGGTCAAAATCAGGCGGAGCGCATTTATATTTATTCGTAGATGATTACATCGATGCGGCAATATTTAGAGAATATCTGTTAGAGATATCAATCGCGCTTGGACAGTCAGGATGCGAAATGTTTCCAAAACAGGATAGGATACTCGTTGATCGAGGGGACGTAGGTAATTTTATTAATCTACCCTATCAGAATGCGGATATGACACTTCGATACTGTTACAATAAAAACTCTGAAGCCATGGATCTTCAAGAGTTCTTGGATACTGTAGATAAAAATCGCGTTAAGATATCTGATTTAGAGAAATTAAAGTTCTCCGCGAAACGCGAGTATTTCAAAGATGGACCTCCATGTCTTGCTCACATCTTTGCGGATGGACCTACTGGAGAGGAAAGAAACAAGACTCTTTTTCAAATAGGCGTTTATTGTCGTAAGAAGTTTGGAGATGATTGGGAACCAGAAGTAGAAAAACAAAACAGGCAGATGTTTACAACACCTTTGGAAGCCAGGGAGGTTGTTGGAATTACTAAATCTTTAACTAAAAAAGATTATAGATATACCTGTAAACAAGAACCGTTCAAAAGTTTCTGTGATCCCGAGTTATGTGCAATGAAACAATACGGCATAGGAGACATGGGAGAGACTATGCCACAAATAGGTGGCCTGACGATATTACTGTCAGAACCACGTTTGTACTTTATGGACATTGGTGGGGGTAGGATTCAGCTATCAACGGAACAGCTGCAAAACCAATTGCTTTGGCAACGTGCCTGTATGGAACAAATACAAATGATGCCACCTACGATGAAGCCACAACAATGGCAAAGATTAGTTTCAACCTTAATGGGTAATGCTACACAACTAGAAGCGGAACCAGAGTTGACGTTATCTGGAAGATTTAAAGAACATCTAAAAGAGTTTTGTACAAGTCGGATCAGAGCTATGGAACCCGAAGAAATGGAAATGGGTAAACCATGGACAGAGAATAATAAAACGATGTTCAAGATGTCAGGACTCATGGAATATCTTCATAACAGAAGATTTACTCATTACAGTCCTGCACAGGTTCAAGAGCAAATCAAAGCATTAAACGAAGATGAAAATTGTCATGGGCACCAAGCAATCGTTAGAGAAGACGGTAAGAGAAGCACGATTCGAGTGTGGTGGGTTCCTGCTTATGATGAACAAGAAATTAAATTAGACGCAAAGGAGTTTGCTAAAAATGACATCCCCTTCTAATAGATTACTTCGAGTGGGGGAAGTTGCTGCACTGCTCGGAGTTTCTAAATCATACATATATAAACTTTCTCACGTTGGAGATTTCCCAAAGCCTATCGTGCTTGGGGACGAGACAAACCGTAGATCTTCTAGTCGGTGGGTTCTCTCTGAGGTTGAGGATTGGGTAAACGCTAGACCGAGAGGAAAAGTTGATGAGCGTTGAATTAATTCTTGGGCCACCAGGTACTGGCAAAACTTATACACTTGTTGAAAAAGTACGAGAATATTTGCAGAATGGTGGGCACCCTTCAAAACTGGGCATGGTATCTTTTACAAGGAAAGCGGTAGAAGAAATGCTTGAGCGTCTTTGCGCTGAGTTTAACCTCGAACCAAAAGACTTTCCGTATGTTAAAACCATGCACGCTTTGGGATTTGCGGGTCTAGGACTAACAACAAAAGATATAATGGATAAAGAGGACTACGGAGTTATAGGAGAGTACCTAAGTTTGAGCTTCAAGGGAATGTCGTCTACACACACCGAAGACGGTCTACCGATCAATTCTGTCAAAGGCACAGGGGCACAGTATCTTCGTTTAATTGCACGTTCTCGTTTGCGTAAGACTACTTTAGAACAAGAGTACCGAGAAGCAGAAAATTTTGACCTAAACTTTTCAAAGCTGCGACAACTCAAAGACACGATGATTAATTATAAATCTACATATGCAAAATTTGATTATGAAGATATGATTGAAGTTTATATTGAGACAGTGGATCCTCCCTATCTTGAGTTATTTATCGTAGACGAGGGTCAGGATCTATTACCCTTACAGTGGGAGATGCAACAGAAGATATCCGAGAACAGTGATCATACGATTATAGCAGGAGACGATGACCAAGCTATTCATCGTTGGGCAGGAGTTGATGTAAAGTTGTTTATGAACAGCACATCTAACATTACGGTTTTGAATCAGTCTTATCGTTTGCCCCATGAGATTTGGGCTTTGGCTAATAAAATATCTAAGCGCATACATGATAGATTACAGAAAGACTTTGAGCCTCGTGAACTAGGGGGCGAGGTGCAAACTGTTATGCACCTTACAGATATACCCTTGGATCAAGGATCATGGACATTGATGTCTAGGACAAATAGTTTTTCTCAAGACATAGCTTACGAGTTAGAAGACATGGGATACTTTTATTCTTTAAAAAATAAGCCCTCTGTTCCATTAGATCAAGCAAAAGCTATTCATGTGTGGAGAGAACTACAGGCAGGAAAAAAGGTAGACTTATCTAGGGTAAAAGAGTTTTACTCTACAGTGCCAAAGAAAGGAGACTTTGCTGTAGTTAAGTGGGGGTCTGCTAAATTGTTAGATGCAGTACCGCCAGACGGATTGCTTACATATGAAGAATTGTCAGGTGATTTTGGTTTGTTGGCACCCAAAGAACGGGATGAGTACAGTATAGTACGTGTGGGTAGTGATATGGAACAATACATCCGTTCCATTGAGCGCCGAGGTCAGGATATCACAAAACCTCCAAGAATCAAGGTATCTACTTTTCATGCTATGAAAGGAGGCGAAGACGACAACTGCGTAGTTTATACAGGTAGTACCTATAAATGCGTTGAAGAAAACGATCCTGATGATGAGCATCGAGCTTTTTATGTTGCCATAACAAGAGCCAGAAAACGTTTATATCTTTTGGAATCAAACAAGAAGTATAGGTATATAGTATGAATCGAAGTGAATTACTAGATCAGGCAAAAAAACTAATAAATGGTCCAAGAGCCAAGGACTACGGAGACGCATACGACAACCACCAGAGAATAGCAGACGGATGGAATGTTATTGTGAATGCAGCGGAGGGTAACCTCACTCCTGCTCATGTTGCTTTAATGATGGATTGGGTGAAGACGGCTCGATTACTAGAAACCATGGATCACGAAGACTCATGGATCGATAAATGTGGATACTCTGCCCTTGGTGGAGAGCATACAAAAAGGCAGAAAAACAATGCAGGATGATCTGTTCGGTAAGAGTGCAGTAACTTACCAGATAAAGAACGAAATGGATTTGATAGAGAAGGACTGGAATGTACCACCAGAGTTTCCAGATTTACGGAACTATAAAGAAATAGCCGTTGACTTAGAGACATGCGATCCTAACCTTAAAACGTTAGGCCCTGGATGGGCGCGTAAAGACGGATATATTGTTGGAGTAGCGGTAGCCGCAGGAGACTGGTACGGATACTTTCCCATACGGCATTCAAAGGGTCAGAACGTAGATCCAAAGATGGTTCTTAAATGGCTGAAGCTTCAGATGGAAACACCAGACATAGACAAAATCATGCACAATGCCACTTATGATGCAGGGTGGTTACGTGCAGAGGGCATAGAGGTGCAAGGTAGAATCATCGACACTATGATTACAGGAGCCTTGGTAGATGAGAACAGGTTTAGCTACGCATTAAACTCTCTAGGTAGAGACTACTTAGGTGAAACAAAGAACGAGAGACTGCTACGTGCAGCAGCTAAAGAGTTTAACGTAGATCCCAAAGCTGAGATGTACAAACTCCCACCAAAGTATGTTGGAGCATATGCAGAGCAAGATGCTGCTTTGACCTTACGCCTGTGGAACCGTTTGAAGGTAGAACTACAAGATCAAGACCTGTGGCACATATGGAAGCTAGAGACGGGTTTGATTCCCATGATGCTAGATATGAAGTCTCAAGGTGTTCGTGTTGACCTTGATCAAGCAGATCGAGTTAAGCAAGAACTTCAGAAGAAAGTTAAGATGCTCAAGTCGTTTATTAAGAAACGATCAGGTATAGAAATAGAACCATGGGCAAGTGCTTCAGTAGCAAAAGTGTTTGACGAGCTTGGAGAGACTTATGAGACGACGGAAAAGGGTGCGCCGTCGTTCACTAAGCAATGGA